AGTTTTGATTCCTTCGTTGGGATCATTGGTCCTCTGCACGACAGCCATGCCCAAAGAAACCAAGTCGTTAACACATCGTCTAAAAATATTGTCGGTGAAGTTATTCCAGGAAAGAGTCATATTGGTTCCAATCTGAGCTGCTACTTCAGCATCAGTCTTGGTATTTGTGCCCAAAAATATTTCTGACTCTTCTATAGAATCTGGCAACTCATCAGGGTCGATGTCAAGAACTAAACCGCTCTTCTCTTTGAGCGCCTTCAGTTTTTGCTTTGCTTGAATCTGTACCTCTACTCTTCTTTTCTTTTTGTCTTTCTCAGAAGAAGAAAGCGGATCTACAGCCTCTAGGTTGGGGTACGGATTTCTAGAAAGTATTTTGTTCACAACGACACGAACAAACTTTGGAAGGATAGGAACTGGCGTATAATCCAGATTCATCAAGCTGCCATCACCATCATTGGGATTCAAAGACCGAAGAAGCTTCTTGTATATATTGGTGTCTTGATTGCCGTTAGCGTAATCCCTACTTCTTTCGAAAACAACATTTCTTTTTCCGTAGAGGGAAGTAGAGCTAGTCATTTTGCCCCACTGAGACTCCATCGCTTTTGCGTATGCAATCCCGTAAGCTTTACTGTTTTTCGTTTCAGTGCTTGCTAACGGATCGGGAAACGAGCCTTTTTTGTTGTCGTTTTTATAATTCATATTTTTTAAAGCACAGTAAGCTTGTTTGCAAATATAGCAAATCGTTAATTGACCTTATATTTTCTAAAAAACACACGGTCATCAAAATTAGATTTCTTTTTTTGCTTTTGTTTTTGGCAACCCAAAAGTGCTAAACCAGAACTAATAGTCAAGTCATATTTGGTTCTCTTGTCTATCTTAAATCCTATCCAGTCCTCTAACGTTGTGTTGAAATACATCTTCCCCACTTCGCCAGTTTCATAGTTTACTCCAACATGTTCATGGATATACTTCTCTATCGATTGAGCATGAGCCTGTGAAGAACTACTGAGCAGATGTTTAGGTCTGTCCATTAAGTAACCGTCGTAACCTCTTGATTCAAAGTATCTTACAATACCATACTTGTTATTCTCTACAAGCAAAGGGTATCCGTAGTAGAAAGCGCACATCAATACGTCCTCATAAAATATGCTAGCAAGATCTGGGCGTGAAGCATATTCTACAACAAACATGTTTGAGGGGCGATTCATAGAAAACTTGTTGTACATGTGTAGCGCACCCTTGGACCCCCTGTTGTCTACAGTCGCATCCAGGTCATAAGAGTCAACGCCGCCGCATCCGTATTCAGGGAAAGGTGCAACTCTTTTTCCTCTCTCTAGTTTAGAGATATTCCTTTCGTTTGAGTCTGGCATCCAGCATACCTTGAACCTGCCGTTAGGGGTGGGAGAAAACACCACCTCTTTATCTTTTTCTTTCCAAGTAAAGTTCCCTGTAACTACAGGGTTTG